GGAAGCGAAAGCGTGGTAACGGTTATATCAATCACCGCAAAGATATAGAGTTCGTCTCTAGAGCAGAATCTATAGAACAGATGAATAAGGATGTAGGTTTTATGATGCAACTTATGGTACACCAAGGATTAACTGCAAATAGTATTACCGATGTAAAGATTGCAGAAGTGTATAAAAGAGAAGAAATTAGTAGATCATTTTATTATAAAGAAGACAATTTATGACAACTAGAAATTTTATCTATAGGGCTGAGGAGTTAAAAGATTCTCTAACAGAACTTCGTGAGAACGGAGTAAGCAAAGGTGCTTGGACCGGATTCGGTTCGCTATTCGACAAGTACTCAATGAAGCTAGGTAGCACTACCTACATATACGCAGGGGCGCATCAGGGTAAATCCCAATTCGCCTTTGAGGTGATGATGAACCTCTCCGAGTATAGCGGATGGAAGTGGGCAGTATACTCTCCGGAGACTGGTTCTCCCACAGAAGTATTCGCTGAACTGCTTTGGGTGTGTCTTCGTAAGCCATTCTTAGTGAACGATAAGCTAATGGCTACTCAAGAACAATCCGACAAAGCTGTAGAATTTATAGACAAACATTTCTATATTATAGATAGTGGTCTGCAAGACCTAACCGTAGAAGGTTTCTATAGTTGTGTAACGAACATCGAGGAGGATTTTGGGATAAAAGTTCAAGGTTGTTTAATTGATCCGTTTACTGAAATAAAGACCGATGTGTCTCAAGGTGTACGAGACGATATAGCTATAGGCCAGGTGCTTACTCGTATCCGTAAACATAGTGCAGATAACAACTACCATACACTACTTACCGTACATACTAAACACCAACAACCTAAGTATAAGAATGGTATAGCATATATAGACAAACCTACTATGAATGATATAGCCGGAGGTATGCAATGGTCTAGAAAGGGTATGATGGTTATAAATATATGGCGTTGTCCGTTTGGATTGGAAGATGCAAATGGCGTACCTTACGAACCTAATCAAGTAGAGATTACTGTGGTGAAAGCTAAACCTAAGATTGTAGGTAAGCTAGGGGTAGTAACGATGTACTATGATAAGATAAAGAATAGGTACTACGAGTTGGATGAATTAGACAACAAAGTATATGCTTATAAAGACCCTAACTACGAACCCGAACCTTTAGAATTACCTACACCTAAACAAGAAGAATTAGAATTTTAAGATATGGGAAGAAGAAAAACAATTAATCAATTAGATTTATTCTCAGGTATCGGAGGCTTTCACCTAGGATTTGAAAGAGCAGGGTATAAAGTGAATAGTTATTTCAGCGAGATAGATAAACACGCAATAGCAGTATATAAACAACAATTTAAAAACAGTAAATATGTCGGATCAGTTGTCGATATTAGAGGAAACGAATTACCAAGAATTGACCTTATCACCTTTGGAAGTCCTTGCCAAGATTTCAGCCTTGCTGGAAAGCGTGAAGGTATGTCAGGAGAACGATCAAGCCTTATCCTTGAAGCAATACGCCTTATCAGCGAATGCAGACCAGGAGTATTTATTTGGGAAAATGTTAAAGGAACTTTCTCCTCAAACTCTGGCGAAGATTTTGCGGCAATCCTCCAAGCGTTTACCAACATTGGGGGCTATAGACTTGAATGGCAACTGCTTAATACATCGTGGTTTCTCCCCCAAAACCGAGAGCGCATATACCTTGTCGGATATTCTACAAAAACCAAACGAAATTGGCGAGGAGTTTTTCCTATCGGAGAGAAGTTTAGAGGGTTTGATGAAAGGACAAGGGAAGCCACAAATGTTAGAGCCTTAGTAGCTGGAGCAAAAAGTGGTGGTAGGCATAGCACTATGACTTTGTTAAAAGTAAAAAGCGCAACCTCTAAAGGTTACGAGGTAGCTACTGAGGGCGATAGTATAAACCTCTCCCAACCGAATAGCGAGACTCGTAGAGGTAGAGTAGGTAAAGGTAAAGCTCAAACCTTAGAGACTTCTTGTAATCAAGCAGTAGTAGAGCCTAAAATTATAGGATATACAAGAGATGCTAAAGGCAAGGTAACGGATAGACACCTAAAAGATGAGGCAGGAACAATACACTCATCAAGTGGTGGAGGTGGTAATACTGACCAATTTGTACAAGAGCAGCCAATGATAGCAGCGCAGCGAGGTAGATACCAAGAGGATGGTAGTATAAAGCAAGAGCTTGAGATAAACAAAGAAGGCAAGAGTAATACACTTACTGCCGTGCAAAAAGATGATATGGTAGTAGAGCCTAAGTACACTTATCAAGCAGTTAACAAAACCATTGAAAAAAATCTTAATGCATTTAAAGAAGGTGAACCTCGTATGATGGATTTATATAATCATAAAGTTCAAGATGTATCTCCTTGCTTAGTAGAGCCTCATCATAATAGGTCATCATTGTTTAATGGCTACCGCATAAGAAGATTAACACCTATAGAGTGCGAGAGGTTACAAGGCTTTCCCGATAACCATACCGAGTACGGTAACTACGATGGGGAGGTTAAGAAGATGAGCAACACCCAACGCTATAAGCAATGTGGTAACGCAGTCACCGTAGATGTGGTACAAGCGATAGCAGAAAAAATTAAACCTTTGTTATAATATGAAAAGTTGGTCAGAAGCCTATAGAAAAAGTTGGTGCGAGATGATTCGTGCCTACCTAAAGTTTAACATCCCCTCCGCAAAGGAGGTGGAAGTGATAGACTGGAACAAGATGTCTATTAACGGAAAAGAATTTAAAGTGGACATAACGGATTATACCGGAAGTTCTGAGAACTACATATTCCTAAACCCTTCCAACGGAAGGATGGTTATAGAAACTAAAGGTGTGCAAAAGGTTTATAAATTTGAGGTGGAATTGTCACAATAAATCACTATATTAGAGGTATATGAATAGTACTAAAGACTTGATTATAAAGACATCGCAGGAAGTAACAGACCTGCTTTTGGAGAAGAATGCTGCTTACGGGGACTCAGCCCTTAACCCCGTAGGTATCTTCTCTAAAGGAAATGCAGTAGATAGTCTATGCGCTCGTATAGATGATAAGCTAATGCGTATCAAATCCAAAGGGATAACCGATGCTACCGAAGATACCGTCCAAGATTTAATAGGATACCTTATTCTACTAAAGATTGCCATACAACGCTAATATGAGCTGGAAGAAGAACGAGAGTGATCTATTTAATTACCTGAAAGATAATTTCTATCCGGACTTAGAATGGTCTGAATTTAGCAATTCACAATACGACTGCTACAGCGAATGGTTCGACTACGATATAGAACTAAAGTGTCGCAATAAGCACTACGATGAGTTGTTAATAGAAAAGCCTAAGTATGAAGCTCTACTTCTAAGGGCCAAAGTGCATAACACTCAACCAGTATACGTTTGTCAAACACCACAAGGTGTATTTGGCTTTAACCTACACCACGGAGAGCCTATCTCCTGGGAGACAAGAGGTATGCCTAAAACATCCCACTTTTCTAATCGTCAGTTTGTCGATAAGGAGGTGGGATACTTACACATAAAAGATGCTAAACGATACGATTGAAATAGAATTAAACCTACCTAAACCACCTTCCCTAAATGCATACTACGCAGGGAAGCATTGGGCAATAAGAAAAAAACATAAAGATGAATATAGCAAATGTTGTAAAGAAGAGCTGGAGAGGTATGATCACTTTTCTTTTAATTCTTACGAGATTAGTATTAGGTACAATTCTAGGCACGATGTTGATAATGTTATTCTCGTTTCAAAATTTCTTTCTGATACTCTCGTTGCTCAGGGTATGGTTAAAGACGATGGTAACAAGTACTACAAAAGGCTTGATATTAAAATTGACAAAGAACTTCCAAAAGATTCGTTCCTGGTTAAAGTTAAATGCTACGGAATAAATGATACAGAGCAATAAGAATTACCACACTTGTAAATTAATTAGACATCAAGTAGATGTACTACTTGAGGAGATGTCAGTTCTATTTACTAATATAGGTATAGATTCTACGGTAGAAGAGATACAAGAAGCCTATAGGAAAGAAAAAGAACTTATAGAGCGTATTGCTGAAATAGACCCAGTTAAAGCAGACAACCTAAGATCAAGCTACTGAAATGAACCTTAATGACCAATACGAACAAATTACTGACGATGAGGCAAATTTCATCCTCGAT